ACACCGGATCACAGAGCGTCATCCGCGCCTCACCCCAGATCCGGCCCCCTTTCAGGCCGCCACCCCACCGGTCCCCTCGCCGCCAACCCAGTCCGTAGCCACCGGTCAGCCGAGACCATCCGCAGCACCGATCCAGCCGCCTCCCACCCGGCCAGACGCCGCACCGCCACAGCAAGCCGCGTCCTTCGCGCCGCCCGCCCAGCCGCAATCCACCATCACCATGCAGGGAGACGTCATCCTCGATGGCGCCCGAGTCGGCCGCTGGATGACCAGCAGCCTCGCCCGCCAGGCCGCCCGCCCGCCCGCCGGTCCCACCGGCCCCGACCCCCGCCAGACCCCGCTCTGGGCCGGCCAAGCACAAGGCTTCTGAATGTCCGATTTCAGCCTGACCCTCGGTCCTGTCGCCTTCGCCGGCTTTGAGCTCCCCAGTTCCATCACCCTTGGCGGCCGACAGCGCCTGGCCATCCACAGGCTACCCGGCGGTTTGCGCATCATCGACGCGCTGGGCCCCGACCCGGCCGACATCGCGTTCTCCGGCATCTTCACCGGCCCCGACGCCGCCGACCGCGCCCGCCTGCTCGATGTCCTCCGCGTCGCCGGCGCAACCCTCCCGCTCGCCTGGGACGCTTTCCTCTACACGGTCATTATCGAGCACTTCGAAGCCGACTACCGCAGCCCCTGGTGGATCCCCTACCGCCTATCCTGCTCCGTCCTGCGGGACGAAGCCGCAGCGGTGGTGACCGCCGTAACCGAACTGGCGCCAACCATCGCGTCAGACTTGCTCGCCGCCGGGTCCTTCGCCACCGCCGCCTCCGCCGCGATCGCCACCACGGGCGCCACCACCGCCGGCACCACCAGCTATGCCGCCGCCCAGGTCGCGCTATCCGGCACCGTAGCGTCGCTGGACGGCCAGATCGCCGCCGCCGCGCCATCGCTTGGCGCGTCAGACCTGCCCACCGTCGTGAGCGCCGCCGGCCTACTCGCCCAGCTTACCGCTGCCCGCGCCTACGCCGCCCGTGCCGCCCGCAACCTGTCCAACGCCAGCACCTGAGCCATGACGATCCTCACCACCGCCGGCGGCAACCTGTTCCGCATCGCCGCCGAGCAGTTGGGCGATGCCACCCAATGGATCCGCATCGCCCAACTCAACCAGCTCTCCGACCCCAATCTGTCCGGCCTCGTCACCCTGCTGATCCCCGATCAGGACCCCACGGCAGGGGGCGGCATTGTCCGGCAGTAGCCTGCGCGTCCCAGGTATCAGCGTGCTCGCCGACGGCACCCCCCTGCCGACCGTCATGGACGCCGATATCCTGGCGAACGCCCACTTCGCCGCCGCCCGCTTCCGGCTCCGGCTGGCCATCGATCCGCCAACCGCAACCACCCTTCTGCAACCCGGCACGGTCCTCGACCTTCAGCTCAGCCTGGGCGGCCCTCCAATCAGCGTGCTGCAGGGTGAGGCCGACACCATCACGATGGATGTACTCAACCAGACGGTTGAGATCGACGGCCGGGACCTGACCGCCCGCCTGCTCGATGCGCGGACCCAGGAAACCTTCAGCAATCAAACCTCCAGCGAGATCGCCGAGACCCTTGCCGCCCGCCACGGGCTGACCCCGGACGTCACCACCACCACCACCTTGGCCGGACGATACTACTCCGCCGAGCATGATCGCATCACGCTCGGTCAGTTCTCCCGTGCCACCACCGAGTGGGATTTGCTGAGCTTTCTGGCCGCGCATGAAGGCTTCGAAACCTTCGTATCGGGCACCACCCTGACCTTCGCGCCAGCCAGCACAGCCGCGCCCACCCTGACCCTCACCCCCGACCTCTGCATCAGCCTGCAGCTTGAGCACGCTTTGTCGCTCGCCCGCGACATCGAGGTGACGGTCAAATCCTGGAACACGCGACAGCAGGCCGCCTACACGCAGACCGCCCGCAGCACCGCGCGAGGACAGCGCAACGGGCCGCCCCAGCGCATCGTCGTGGTGCGCCCCAATCTGGCCCCGAACGACGCGCAAACGCTCGCTCAGCGCATCCTGGCAGACCTCTCCGCACACGAACGCCTGGTGCACGCCGAACTACCCGGTGAGCTGTCGCTCTCGCCCCGCTCCAACGTCCTGCTCACCGGCACCCGCACCGACTTCGACCAGACCTACTACGTCGCCGAACTCGACCGCCACTTCCACGCCGAGGCCGGATTCACCGAACGCCTCCGCCTCAAGAACACCCCCACATCCGCGAGCCTTTCGCCGTAGGAACTCCCTCAATGGACAGCTTGCTGAACGCGCTAAAGGGCCAATCCGCGACGCAAGATCAGGCCGGTGGAGCGCCTCGCTTCGGTACCGTCACCTCCGTCGACCCAGCGACGGCCACCGCCCGCGTGACCCTGCAACCCGAGGGCGTTCTCACCGGCTGGCTGCCTTTGCTGACCCCCTGGGTCGGCAGCGGATGGGGTCTTGTCTGCCCACCATCCCCCGGCGATCAGGTCCTCGTCCTCCCCCAGGAGGGTGATGCCGAGCACGGCTTGATCATCGCCGCCAGTTGGTCTGCGCAAACCACGCCCCCAGCCGCCCCATCCGGGGAGTTTTGGCTGGTCCACCGCTCCGGCAGCTTTCTCAAACTGCAGAACGACGGCACCGTGCAGATCAACGGTGACCTTCACGTCGCCGGTGACGTGTATGACCGCCACGGCTCCATGAGCGCCCTGCGCAACCACTACAACGCGCACAGCCACCCGCCGCAAACCAGCCTCACCAATATGCCCGATTAGCCAGCCAGACTGTGCTTCGGACTGGTCACCCTCTTCTGACATAGGATCTCCCTATTGCCGGACCTCACCCATCTATGGGGCAACGATCTCGCCTGGTCTCCGACCGGGGACCTCGCTATCTCGGACGTCCCAACAGTCACCCAGCAGCGCGTGCTTCGCCGGCTGCTCACCGCGCCGGGCGACTACATCTGGTCGCTCGATTATGGCGCAGGCCTCGCTTCATTCGTCGGCCTTCCTGGCGCCACGTCAGCGATTGCCGCGGCCATCCGCGGCCAGATTTTCAAAGAGGCAGCCGTCTCCCAGACGCCCGCGCCCGTGATCGATCTCGTGCCGGATCCCACGGGCAGCATCTACGTCAGCATCCGCTACGCCGACGCCACCAGCGGGTCCACCGAGACCATCGCCTTCCTCAGCTAACGCCAAGCCGAAACCCCGATCCAACCGCCGCGCAGAGGGAGCCCATGCAGCTTCAACTCCAGGACTTCACCACGCTGGTCCGCAACATGGCCGCCAGTGTGCAGGGCAGCGCACGCGCCCTGATCGATCTCACCACTGGCAGCGTCCTGCGCGCCATCCTGGAAGCCAATGCGTCGCTGGCTCTCTGGCTGCAGTGGCTCATCGTGGAAGTCTTGGCCCAGACACGGGCCGCGACGTCCACCGGGACGGATCTGGACTCCTGGGTCAACGACTTCGGCCTTACCCGGCTGCCAGGCCAGTCTGCGGTCGCCACCGTTGTCTTCTCGCGTCTCACCCTCGGCTTCGCTGCCACCATCCCAGTCGGCGCGCAGGTGAAGACCGGCGACGCCACGCAGACGTTCACCGTGCTGGCGGACGCAACCAATCCGTCCCTCTCGCCGGACTCCACAAGTTATAGCTTGGCCGCCAGTGTCGCCAGCCTAAGCGTGCCTGTGCAAGCCGCCGTAGCAGGCACCGCCGGCAACGTCCAAGCCGGTGCGATCAGCCTTCTTGCCACCGCCATGCCTGGTGTCGACGCCGTCACCAACCCTCAGGCCGCTTCTGGCGGCATGGCCGCGGAGCCGGATGGCGCACTGCGCATCCGCTTCGGCAACTTCATTGATAGTCGCTCCCGCGCGACCCCTGCCGCGATTGCCTTCGCAATCCAGTCCCTTCAGCAGGGCGTCAGCTACGTGCTCGCCGAGAACACCGATCCATCCGGCGTCTATCGCCCTGGCTTCTTCACCGTCACCATCAACGACGGTTCCGGCTCGCCGCCGG